TCTGGCGCTCCCCCTGCACAAGCCGATCGTGTTTGGTCCCCAGACCTACACGTCGCTGACCTTCCGAGAGCCCGTGTCGGGCCAGATCGAGGCGGTCGAGCTGATGTCCGATTTCACCAGCACGATCGAGCTGCTGGCCCGCAGCGCCGGCGTCCTGCCGGATGTCATCCGCAAGATGGCCGCCCGCGACTTCAACCGAGCCTCGGTCTTTGTCGGGTCTTTTACGCAAGACGCCCAGCCGACTGGCAAGGTCGCCTGATCGTACTGGCCGCCTTCTGGGGGTGGGCGTCGCCCCGTGAGATGGACCGGATGACCTGGTCAAAACTGAATTTCTGGCATGACGCCGCGCTGGCGCTGATCAAGGCCCGCGCGAAGACTTGAGCCTGGGAGATAGCCATGGGGGCGTTCGCGGCCAGCTTCGTGATTCCGATCACGGCCCTGGACAAGACCGCCGCCGGCGTTCGCTCGGTCAATCGGCGCTTCAGCACCATCGTCAAGCCCGTCTCGGACCTGGGCAAGTCCTGGTCCGGCCTGAAGAAGGAATTTGGCGACAACCCAGCGGTCAAGGCCATGGGCAAGGTCGGCAAGGCCGCCATGTCCATGGGCAAGATGGCCTCCAAGTTCATCCCGGAGGCAGGGGAGGCTGTCGGCGCCATCGAGACGATCGGCGTCGCCGGCGCAGCCCTGGGCGGCCTCGGCCTGGCGGCAGTCGGCGCCATCGTGGGGATCGGCATGCTGGAGATGAAGGTCGCCAAGTTCGGCTTTCAGCTGAAGCAGACCTCCCTCGACCTCGGCGAGAGCACCCAGCAGGTGCAGTCCTGGCGGGGGGCGGCCAGCCTGATGGGCGTCGACGCCAAGACCGTCGATTCCAGCATGCAGCAGCTGGGCGACACGATGCAGGACGCCACGATGGGTCGGAACCAGTCGGCGCTGATGTTCATGCGCCGCCTCGGGATCACCATGAAGCGAACGTCCACCGGCGCGGTCGATGTCAGCGACGGCATGCTGCAGATCGCCGACACCATCAAGCGGTTCAACGGCAACCCCGAAGTCCAGCGGATGATCGCGCGCCAGTTCGGCGTGGAGGGGATGCTCCCGGTCCTGCGCGGCGGAAGCGCGGCGCTGAAGCAGAACCTGAAGGATCAGAAAAAGTGGGCTCTCACGGACGCGCAGGTCGACAAAGCCAACCGATACAATCTGGCAATCAACAAGCTTAAGGCGAACATGAAGGGCATGGCGGTCGACTTCGGCGCCGGCACCCTCGATGTTACAAAATGGCTGTGGGACATTACGTCAGACGCCAGCATCCTGGGCGCAGTCTCTGCCCTGTGGAACGGCATAGTCGGCCTGATCGCCGGCGGCGTGAACAAGCTCAAGGGTATCGCGGCTGGCGTCGCGAATACTGCTGGCGGCGTGGCCAAGGGGGCGGCGGACGCCTATTCGCGGTTCACCGGCGCCACCGGCGCGAAGCGCGACAACGCCAAATCCATCATGGGCTACCTGCGCCAGTCCGGATTCACGCCGGCGCAGGCGGCCGGCATCACGGCGGGCATGTGGGCCGAAAGCAACGGCTTGGACCCCAACGCCAAGAATCCCTATTCGAGCGCCGCCGGCCTCGGCCAGTGGCTCAAGAAGCGGCAGGCGGATTTCGCCAAACTCTACGGCCACTCCTTGGCTCGGTCGACCCAAGACGAACAGCTGCGGTTCATGCGCTGGGAGTGGGATCATACCGAGCGCGGCGCGGGCTCCGCGCTCCATGGCGCCCAGACGGCGCAGCAGGCGATGGACGCCTACGTCAACCGATACATGCGGCCTGGCGCCGGCGCGGCCGGAGACCTCCGTCGCGGGGGCGGCCTGCTTGACCAGTTCATGCAGATGCAGACGCCCGCCGGCGGCGTCAAAGTCGACGTCACCGTCAAGCACGATGGCCATGCCGCCGTCGTGAAGACCAAGAGCACCGGCGGGGTCACCGCCCGGGCCCGGGTCGAACACAGCATGCATTCGATCGCCGCCTAGGCGCCTATCACCATGATAGATCCGGCAATCTTCGTCGCGGCCCTGCGGCCGGCGTCCTTTCGTGGCGTGCCGTTCGCGGTGACCTCGAGCCGCAAGGTGTTTGGCCGGCGCACCGCCGTGCACGAATACCCGTTCCGCGATGTGATCTGGGTCGAGGACCTGGGGCGCAAGGGCCGCGAGATCTCGATCACCGGCTTCCTGGTGACGGATTCGCTGATCTACGGCGGCGGCGCGGTGCTGAACCAGCAGCTGCAGCTGATCGACGCGGCCGAGACCAAGGGTCCGGGCACGCTCGTGCACCCCACCCTGGGGACCCTGAACGTCAGCTGCCTCAGCTGCAGCATCGACGAGAGCTTCGACACCCTCGGCAGCCTGGCCATCGAGCTCACCTTCCTGGAGGCTGGCGAGAAGGTCTTCCCGTTCCAGGCCAGCGCGACCCAGCCCCTCGTCGCCACGGCGGCCACCGCGCTCGACACCAGCGCCGGCGGCGACGCCGACAACGACGGCGGCCCCATGCTCGCCGGCGGCCCCCCGCAGACCAACCTGGCCGCGACGGCTACCGGCAGTTGGACCCAGCAGCTGCAGCTGGCGGCGCGGGACGCCACCGGCATCGTCAACCTGGCCAGCCAGCTGATCGGTCCCTTCGGCCGCTTCTTCAACGGCGGCAACCAGGGCGGCCTCGGCGTCACCATCGTCTCGATCTATTCCGGGGCGACCACGGTCGACGAGCTGATCATCATCGCCGCCAATGCCCAGGGCGCGCTGCTGGACGCCATCGACCAGGTGCTGGCCGTCGCCGGCAACCTCGGCCTGGGGGCTTCCAGCAACAGCTTCGGCGACCTGGCCACGGCGGCCCAGGCCGCTCTTGCTGCCCTGCTGGCCTGCGCGGCCGACCCCGCCGACGCCATTCGCCTGCTTATTGCGCTCGCCACGGGGCAGCCGACCGGCGTGGCGGCCTTGTCGGCCATCGGCGGCGTAGTGAGCGCCATCTTCCGGCGAGCGGCCCTGGCGGCCCTCTGTCGGGCCGCGGCGACCTATCAGCCGTCGTCCAGCGATGACGCGGTCACCATCCTCGGTGAAGTCACCGACGCCCTCGACGATGAAATCACCCTCGCCGGCGACGCCGGCGACGACGCCACCTTCAACGCCCTGCGCGGTGTTCGGGTCGCCATCATCCAGGATCTGACCGCGCGGGGCGCGGACCTGTCCGCCACCGTCGATGTCGCCAGCCCTGAGCCCATGCCGTCCCTGGTCCTGGCCCAACGCCTCTACCGCGACGCGTCCCGCGCGCCGGAGCTCGAGATCGAGGCGGTCCCGATCCATCCGCTGTTCATGCCCACCGACTTCCAGGCGCTCGCCGCATGACGGACGATCTGACGCTGACGGTCGGCGGCTCGGCCGTTTCCGGATGGACGGTCACCAATGTGACGCGGGGCATCGAGATCTGCCCGCCCACCTTCAATATCGGCTTTACCGACCTCTACCCGGGGCAGGCCGACGCGATCATCGTCCACGCCGGCGATCCCTGCACAGTCCATCTCGATTCCGACCTGGTGCTCACAGGCTATGTCGACACCGTCGAGCCAGGCTACGAGGGTTCGAACCACGAAATCCGCATCACCGGCCGGGGCAAATGCCAGGACCTGGTGGACTGCTCGGCCGAACGGCCGACGGGACAGTTCAGCGGCCTGAACCTGCTGCAGATCGCCCAGGAGCTGGCCAAGCCCTACGGCATCACCGTCAAATGCTTCGGCACGCCGCCGGTCGTTCCTCAGTTCAACCTGATGATCGGCGAGAGCGCCTGGTCGATCATCGAGCGGATCTGCCGATGGGCCGCCTTCCTCTGCTACGAGGATGTCGACGGCAGCCTCATCCTCGCCAACGGCATGAACACCCAGGCGGCAAGCGGCTGCACCGAGGGCGTCAACGTCCAGGCGGCTCACGCCACCTACACGATGAACGACCGCTTCAGCGAATACGACGTCTTCCTGCAGGCGCTCGATGTCTGGACCGACGCGGGGCAGGGCGGCAACCAGGTCGCCGCGTCCAAGGACCCTAACGTGCCTCGCCACCGGGCCAAGTACCTGATCGCTGAAGGCGGCGCCGGCGGCCTTGGCCTGGCGCAGCCCCGGGCAAACTGGGAAGCCTCGCGGCGCTACGGGCGTTCGCGCCAGGTGGCCTGCACCGTCGATTCCTGGCGTGACTCCAGCGGCACGCTCTGGACGCCTAACACCCTCGTGCCCCTCACGCTTCCAAGCGCCAAGGTGCCGACAGGGTCGAATTGGACCTTGGGGACGATCAGCCATAGCAAGGACCAGAATGGCACACGGGCAGAGCTTTCCCTGATGCCCTTCCAGGCCTTCACACCCGAGCCTCTGCTGCTGCAGCCGGTCGATCCCGACCTCACGCCACCGCCGGCGCCGCCGAAATGAGCGACTCCTCCGCCATCGAGGCCGCGCACCGGCGCATCGCCAACATGCTCGGCCGAGGCCGCATTACCCTCACCGACGACGCCGGCGTGATCATGAGCGCCCAGGTGGACCTGGGCCCGCAAGGGGCCAGCGGCCCGCTGTACCTGGCAGACCTGGTTCCGGTCATGGGCCTGTTCGGCCATGCCTCGGTTCCGCCGGCGGGCGCGGACTGCGCCTTGATCTTCCTCGGCGGCGACCGCAACCGCGCCGCCATCATCGGCCATAACCACCAGGCCTCTCGGCTGCGCGGCCTCGGCCCTGGCGACAGCGCCCTCTACGACGTGCGCGGGGCCTATGTGAAGCTCACCGCCGGCGGCCTGGTCACCGACGCGGCCGGCCTGCGCGTCGCGATTCAGAACGCCTCGAGCGTCACCATCACCTCGACCGGCCCGGTGACCGTCAACGCACCGACGGTCAACCTCGGCGGAACAGGGGGCGCGGCGGTCGCGCGCGTCGGGGACACGGTCAATACCTCGACCGGGAAGATCATCTCCGGCTCGGCGAAAGTGAACGCCACCTAGCGCCGCCGAGGCCCAATGCCCGACATCACCACGGTTTGGGACAGCGCCAACGCGGTTGGCGACTGGGTGCTGCTGCCGCCTGACCTGCAGAGTGGCGGCGATCTCGAATCTGCTGTCCTGATCAGCCTCTTCACCGATCGGACGGCCGAGCCGGACGACGTCATCCCGGATGGGACCGGAGATCCGCGCGGCTGGTGGGGCGACGAGGGCGAGACCTATCCGATCGGCTCGCGGCTCTGGCTGCTCGGCCGGGAGAAGATCCTCGCCAAGGTTCCGGTCCTGGCCAAGGACTACGCCACCGAGGCCCTGCAGTGGATGCTCGATGACGGCGTCTGCAGCCAGATCGACATCACCGCCGCCTTCGTCCCCGGGTTTGCCGGGCTGCTGGGCCTGACGGTCACCCTTTATCAGCCGGGCGCGACCCCGACGATTTTGAACTTTGGCTGGGTCTGGGCGGGGGTGAGTTGAGTTGCCTTTTTCCCGGCCCACCCTCACCCAACTGCGCCAGCAGGTCGCCGGCGATATCTCGGCCGCCCAGCCTGGCGCGGATCCACTGCTGCGGTTTTCCAACCTCGGCATCATCGGCAAGGTCATCGCCGCCGGCCTGAACGGCCTCTACGGCTACCTCGACTGGATCGCCCTGCAGGGCAACCCCGCCACGGCGACCGGCGAATTCGCGGTCATGTGGGGGGCGCTGAAGGGCGTCTTCGTCAAGGCGGCGACCCAGGCGGCGTTCGCGGTCAGCTTCACGGCGACCGCCGCGGTCACGATCGCCGCCAATGTCAGCATCGTCCGATCGGACGGGGCCCTGTTCGTCACGACGGCGTCGACCACGATCGGCGCGGCCGGGACCATCACCGTGCCCGTTCAGGCGGTCGTGGCCGGCTCGGCCGGCAACACCCAGGCCGGCGCGCTGATGACGCTGGCCGCGCCGAACGCCTTTGTGCAGTCCACCGGTGTCGCTGGCGCTCTGACGGCTGTCGGCGCGGACGTTGAGACCGAGGCCGCCTTCAAGTCCCGCTACCTTAAGGTCTACGCCCAACCGCCCCAGGGCGGCGCGGCCGACGACTATGTGGAGTGGGCGGAAGACGCGCCTGGCGTCACCCGCGCCTGGTGCGCGCCCCTGGCCAACGGCGCCGGAACCGTCGTGGTCTATTTCATGATGGACGATGTCGAGGCGGCCTTTGGCGGCTTCCCGCAAGGGACCGGCGGGGTCGCCACGGCGGAGACCCGCGCGTCGGCCGCCACCGGCGACCAGCTGACGGTGGCCAACTACCTCTATCCCCTGCGGCCGGTCACCGCCCTGGTCTATGCCGAGGCGCCCGGCGCCAACGCCATCGCCATGACCATCGTCGGCGCGGCGGCCTGGAGCAGCGACACCCTCGCGGCCGTCGAGACGGCGATCGAGGCGGTGCTGTTCTCCCTGGGCTCCCCGGGGGGCGTCTACCTGCCCGGCGACGTCACCAGCGGCCTGATCAACCTCTCGGCCATCGAGACGGCGATCGCCGGCGTGGCCGGCACCGCCGGCTTCGTCATCACCGTGGTCAGCTGCTCGCATGGCGCGGTCACCCCGGGCAGCGACGGCAACATCGCCTCCAGCGCCGGCTATCTGCCCACCCTGGGCGTGATCACCCCGGCCTGACCCATGGCCCAAGCCTACAGCCTCGCCGACTACCTGGCCGCCTTCCTGAAGCTGCTGCCCCGCGGCCGCATCTGGCCGAAATTTCCGGGCTCGGGGATTTCGAACACCTTCGCGGGGTTCGTGGCCAGCTTCCAGCGCCTGGACGCCGCCGCCATCTTCACCCTGCAGGACTGTGTCCCGCAGACCGCCGTCGGCATGCTGCCGGAGTGGGAGCAGGCCCTGGGTCTGCCCGATCCCTGCGCCGGCGTCGCCCCGACGATCCAGCAGCGGCAGAACCAGGTGGTGGCCCGGTTCGCCAACGCGGCCGGCCAGTCGGTCCCCTTCTTCGAGGCCTACGCCGCCCAGCTGGGCTTCCTGATCAGCATCACCGAGTTCACCGGCTCCGACACCCTGGCCAACACCTGGCAGGTCAACGTGCCGGCGTCAGGCGCCGTCTTCTTCACCGCCGACCAGTCCTTCCCTGAAGACCCCGTCGACCTGGTCTCGACGGATTCGGCGGTCCTGCAGTGCGAGTTCGAGCGGCTGAAGCCGGCTCAAACCACCATCCAGTGGAATTGGACCTGACGCATGGACCGTATCGCCAACGGCACGCAGCTGGCCGCCATGCCGGCGCCCGACGCGCCCAGCGGCACGCCGGGCTATTTCGGCCGCACCGCCGACGGCGCCCCCGGGCCCACCAAGGTCGGCCGCGACTTCCTTAACCGGGTTCAGGAAGAGATCATGTCGGTGATCCTCGCCGCCGGCATTGACCCCGTCTACGACGCCTACAACCAGCTGCTGTTGGCCATCCAGGCCCTGATCGCGGCCTCGGCGCCCGTCAGGGTGACCAGCGCGCCGATGGCCATCACCGGAACCTCGGTCGTCTGGCCCCACGGCCTGGGCGTGAAGCCGTTCAGCTGCTCGGTGTCCGCCATCTGCATCGCCGTCGACGCCCCTACGGGCTACGCGATCGGGGCGGAGATCGAGCTGCCGGCCACCACCTATACCGGCCAGGCCGGGCCGCCGGGCAATGGCGCGGCCCTGGTCAAGGACGCCGCGGACATCACCTACAACTTCTCGGCCGCCACCAGCATCACCGTCGCGATCAGCGGCGGCGGCGGCAATGCCGACCTCAATCCGGCCAAGTGGAACTTCGTCTTCCGCGCCGTGAAGTAGGCCGCCATGGCGATCGGTTATCTCACCCGGCCGCTGCTGGTCGCGATCGGCTCCGGCTGGGCCCAGACCTTCAGCTTCTCCATCGGCAAGGGCAATTTCCCGACCCCCGATGACCTGACCGGTCTGTCGGCCGAGCTGACCCTGACCCAGGCCAATGTGGCCAGCCCCGCCGTGATCGTGCTCACGACCGACGACGCAACACTGTTCATCGACGGCGCGAACCTGACGATCAACGTCGCGCGCGGGGCCACGGCCGACTGGATCGCCGGCGACTACGACTTTGCCCTGCGGATCTTCGATCCCGCCGGCGACGTGGACCGCTGGCTCGTTCTCTCCATCCCCGCCAGCTCGCGGACCGAAATCGTCTCGGGGGCGCCCTCATGACCGTCCAAGTCGGCCAGGACACCGTCACCGTCACCAGCGAGGGTCCGCAAGGTCCCCCTGGCCCGGCCGGCCCGGGCGCGGCGACCGACGTCAGCTACGACGACGCCATCACCCAGCTGGGCGCGACCAACGTCCAGGACGCCATCGTCGCGCTCTGGCAGCTGATCTCGGCCCAGCAGAGTGGCCGGCTCGACTTCTCTAACCCCAATCAAAGCGGCCTGCTGGGCCTCGGAGTCTGACGGCGATGACCGACACCAATCTTGCCGTCCGCGACGGCGGCGGCGCCACGCAGAACCTGAGGGTTCAGGAGAATGGCGACGGCTCGCTGACGTCCTACCTTGTCGAGGATACGACCCAGCGCGCGGCCCTGATCGCCGCGCTGGATCAGCTCGCCACCCATGCCGACGCCGAGGCCGCCATTTCGGTCCTCGACGCCATGCAGGGCCACCTCGAGACTCTCGCCGGAGCCCAGGCGGCCTTGGCTACCGCCGCCAACCAGGCGGCCATGGAAGCCCTCCTGACCGCCATCGAGGGCTATCTGGCCACCTTGGCTTCGGAGGACGCCGGCCTGGCGACTTCCGCCCTACAGACGATCGCCAACACCGACCTCGCGGCGATTGTCACGGCGCTGGCCCACGGCCAGGCCACCCGGGCCGCTTCGGTGCCGGTCACCATGGCCAGCGACCCGGACACCCGGGCCACCGGGGTCATCACCGTTCCGGACATCAATACGGCGGCGTCGGCCGGGCAGTCCGGCTCGTCGCTCCAGACCGGCGCGGCCACGGCCAATTCGTTCGTGGCCCTGGCGGTCAACGGCCAGTCGTCGCTGACCCTAACCGTCGAGGGGACGCCGGCTTTCACCGGCCAGCTCGAAGTCGACGCCAGCTATGACAACGGTGTCTCCTGGGTCGCCCGGGCCGGGTCGCTGATCGGCGCCACCGCCAACGTCAACCCGATCGCCATCACCGCCGCCGGCGTCTTCCAATACGATATCGCCGACGCCACCAATGTCCGGGTCCGCGCCACCGCCCTGACCGCCGGATCTGTCGCCGTCGCCCTGGCGGCCTCCAGCGTCGCCGGCATCGTCAAGATCCTCAACGCCATGGGGGTGATGGACCGCGCCAGCGGCGCCAGCCTAACGGTCAAGCCGGCGTCGACCAAGCCGGCGCGGACCGACACCGCCGTCGTCGTCGCGCCGATCGCCGGCGGGACAGGGACGGACTGGAGCCAGGGGGCGCCGAACATTCCCGTGGTGGGATCGGCTTTCACGACCGGCCCCTACGCCGGCTATGTTCGCATCGCCCTGATCCCCGCCAACCCGGGGCGGGCCAATGTCGAGATTCACAACCCCACCGGCGCCCTGCTGGCCGTCGTTCGCGATGACGGGACCGCGGCGAATGGCGCGGCGCCCACCAACGCGTCGGTCTTCCCCCTGGGCCCGGGCCCGGGCGGCGCAGGCTCCCGCGGCGATGTCTGGCAGAGCACCACCTTCTCCGGCCGCCTGCAGGTCTATGCCCCCGCCCCCCTGGCCGGGACCGCGTTTGAAACAGCCTTCGAAGACTGACGCCCGGCGCGCCTGGCGCGCCTGACCCCAAGGACATCCTCATGAAGCTTCGCAACGTCCTTCTGGGCGCGTTTTCGCTTGCCCTGGTCCTGGCTGGCTGTCGCGGGCAGGCCGAGGCCGCGCTCGCGCCGGCGTCGCCCACCCCCCAACCCGCCACGTGCATCGCCACGTCGGCTGCCGACAGCGGGCCGGGAACGGTGCGTGCCTGCTTTCAGCAGGCCAATACCTCGCCGGGCCAGTCGTGGATCATCAAGGCGCCCAGCGCCCTGATCACCCAGGCCTCACCTCTCCCGATCGTCCCTGGACAGCAGATCGACCTTGAATGCGTGGCGCCGGTGATCCTCGCGACCGGCTCGTCCATCATGGACAATTGGCAGTTCGCCTACGGTTCGGGCGGCTCCTACGCCGGGATCACCACGGGCTTGGGGACTGTCTTCCAGGGCTCAGGTTTCGAGGCCATCAGCGGCAACACCACGCCACTTTCCTCCGGCGCCGCCACCTTCACCAACTGGCTGACCAACGTCCATATCCACCACTGCGGCTTCAACGGATTCACCAACGCCATCCACTTCGGGGCGACCAATAGCCAGGGCATGGGCGGCGGCGAGATCAGCGACAACTATTTCATCAACTTCACCAACGCCGCCATTGTCGACGAGAACATGGCCCAGGCCTCGTTCTCCCATAACCGGATCAAGGTCACGGTCACCGGCGCGAGCGGCGAGATCCACGAAGCGGACGAGCTGCTGTCTGGCTATCAGCCGGGCAACTTCCACCTTGACGACGAGTTCGTCACCGGCGCCGCGCCCGCCAGGGGCTACGGCTACCTTTTCACCGCGACGCCGGGCTCAATCCTCAGCGTCGGCGCCGGCATCGGCCGTATCCAGGCCAACGGCACCACCACGCCGGTCAATCTAACCCTCACCCCGGCGGCCAGCTCGACGGCCGTCGCTGTCGCCGATCTGACCAAGCTCTTCGTGGGCCAGGTCCTGCACAACACCACGACGGCGTCTGGCTACACCACTGGGTTCAAATATGTGGTGCAGACCGTCTCCGGATCGACCGGCGCCGGCACGGTCACCATCGGCTTTTGCCAGTATGGCGTATCGACCAACTGCCCACCGATCACGGCCACCGCCTCGACGGCGCTGACGATGACCTGGAACGGGCAGCCGAGCATCGCCGCCGTGGGCCAGGGCACCGGCCTGGTCAGCCAGCTCGACCTGAGTTCCCTGGACCTGGAGAACGGCGCGACCAACAACACCTCGATCTACACCGAGCACACGGTGAACAGCTGGTTCCAGGCCGCCAGCCAGGAGGGCTGCATCGTTCTGCGCAACGGCTCGACCTTCAACCACTTCCTCAGCTCGGCGAACAATGCCTGCTATGACGCCGACAACTCCTCGGCGATCAACGTCGCGCCCGAGTACAGGGGCGTCATCCCCGGCGCCCAGGGCTTCGGCATCGCCTACGACAACGTCGTGGGCGCCCCCTGCATTGACCTGAACTACACGCACGGTGGAAGTAATCTCGTGCACGACGTCTGCATGAGCTTCTACAGCGCGGGTGCGCACTGGGCCTTCAACACCCCCTTCGGCCAAGCCACGGTCACCGGGCCGGGCGGCTCCTGCTCCACCAGCGCCGGAAGCCCGACCAGCCTCAGCGGCTACAACGGCCTGTTCTACGTCGGCTTCCCCGGGCCGGGCTGCTTCTATGCCCTGCCGACCATCACCAGCACAGCTGGTCATGACGGGCGCGGCGATCCCATGTGGATCATCAACTACAGCATCTACCCCGTGACCATCGAGACCGACGGCACACAGCTGATCAACCCGTCGAACGGCACAACGTCGATTGTGATCGCGCCTGGCCAGGCGGTGCATCTCCAGTCCACCAACGGCACCGGGTCGGGTTCGCTGGCCTATGCCTGGGAAGCCGAGCTTCCGGGCTCGCTCATGGTCACCGCCGCCGGCGTCTACCAAGGCGGCGGTCACACGGTGAACGGGACGGGCGCCCTGGCCTCGGGGACCGCCACGATCACCTTGACCGGCGGCGCACCGTTTACGTCGGCGACGAGCGTCTTCTGCGCCGCCAACGACAACACGACGCCCGCTAACGCGGTGACCTGCACCAAAAACTCCGGCTCCAGTTTCACCTTCGCCGGAACCGGGGCGGACGGCTTCACCTATTCGCTGACCGGCAACTGATCCACCGGAGGTCTCGATGACCGACACAAGCTCGACCGCGACCGCGCCGCTGTCCGCCTCCCAGGCCGGAGCGCTCCTGCAGTCGGGATGGCGGCCGTGGATCGGCTGGGTGCTGCTGTTCGTCGTCATCGAGCAGTTTGCGCTGAAGCCGATCGCCGACTGGGTGGCCATGGCCATCTTCCACAAGCCGCCGTTCCCGGCGATCGACATGGACGGCCTGGTCTTCCTGGCCTCCCTCGCCGGCGTCCTGGTCGTCAGCCGGACCTTCGAGAAGATCAACAACGCCGACTGAGATCCGCGCCGCCGGCGGCCGCGCGTAGACTTCAAGGAATCCCATATGCCCCGTTCCGTGCCGGCGATCGCCGAAGCCTTTGTCATGCGCGCCGAGGCCTGCAGGCTGACGGCCTACCGTGACAGCGCCGGGGTCTGGACCAATGGCGTCGGTCACACCGGCCCGGAGGTCATGCCCGGGCTGGTGATCACCCCGGGCCAGGCCAAGATCGACCTGGACGCGGATCTGGCCATCGCCGCCGACCGGCTGGCGGCCTGCGTGCTCGAGGAGCGCCTGCTGGCGCTCAGCGATCACCAGTACGCCGCCCTGATCAGCTTCGTGTTCAACCTCGGCGCCCTGCCGGGCTGGACCATCTGGAAGGTGCTGAACGCCGGCGACCTGGCGGCCGTGCCCGACCAGATGAAGCGGTTCGACAAGGCCCGCGATCCGCAGACCGGCCAGCTGGTCGACGTGCCCGGGTTGATGAATCGCCGCCTGGCCGAGGTCGCCCTCTGGAATACGCCGGACGTGGAAGCGGCCGTGGCCCTCGTGGCCGCCGCCCCCGTCCAGCCGCCGCCATCGAGCACCACGCGCTTGGCCGAGACCCCGCCCACGCCCAACGTCGTCACCCCGCTGCATCAGAGCGGCCGGTTCGTCTCCTCGGTGGCCACCGCCGCCGTGGCGCTGCCGGCGGCGGCTCTACCGGCGATCCAGGGCGCCAGCGCCGGCGTCAAACAGGTCAGCGACGCCATCGCTCCGTACGCGGGCCAGGTCCCGTTCGCGGCCCACCTGCAACCGGTGCTGCTGACGCTGCTGGCCAGCTTCGCGATCGCCACCGTGGTCTTCGAATGGTTCCAGCACCAGCACGCCAAGACCGCCTGATCCTCCCCGCCCATTAAGGACCCCGACCATGGACTTCGTTTCCGAAATTCGCGCCATCGGCGCCCGCGTCAAAGCCCTGGTGACCGGCTATGCCCAGGCGGTCGAGACCGCGATCGCCAAGGCCACCGCGCCGCTCGAGGCCGAGATCAACAGCCTGAAGGCCGACCTGGCCGACGCCGAGGCCGACCTGGCCAAGCTGCTGGGGCCCGCGCCGGCCGCGGCTGAAGCGGCTGAAGCCGAAAAGGCGCCCGTCGGCGACGACGAAACCCTCGCCCAGCAGCTTGCCGCCCAACCGGCCTAGCGGCAGAACCCGGGCCGCCTCGTTCCAACCCCTTTTGAAGGAGGCGGCCATGGCCGGTCTCATTGCCGGCGACCTGCTGGCCAGCGTCCTGTCCTCGGCCGCCAAGGTCTGGCCGTGGCTCGCCGGCGGCGCCGCGATCTGCGGCGTCGTGGGGGCCGGCTGGCTCTATGTCAGCCACCTGCAGACCCAGAACGCCCAGCTGACCCAGGCGGCCGCCGTGGCCCAGGACCAGCTCGTCACCGCCAGCGGCCAGGCCGCCGCGACCCAGGGCGCCGCCGCCATCGCCGCCGCCGGCGCGCAACGCGCCGCCACCGACACCCAGATCCACCAGGACAACACCCATGCGATCCAAGCCGCCCCGGGCGCTTCCGCGCCTCTTGATCCTCGGCTCAATGCTGTTGGCGTTGCCGGGCTGTGCAAGTACGCCGCCTATTCAGGCGACCCTCGCTGCGCTGGACTGCAGCAAGGTCATCCCGCCCAGCTACAAAAAGCCGGTGGCGGGAACGCCGCTCCCGGCCGCTGACGCCGACGCCGGCGACCTCTGGACGTCCCTGGACGACCAGACCGGCCGGCTCGACCAGGCCAATGGCCGGACGTCCGACCTGGTGGGTATGGCCGCCCTCTGCCAGGCGCAGCAACAGGCGGTGCTGAAGGCCCTTCAGCCCAAGCCCTGGTGGGCCTGGCTGGAATTCTGGAAGCGCGGATCCTGATCGTGTCGATCGTCGCCCCAACCCTGCCGTTTCGGAGCGCCGTCATGGACCAGAACATCCAGGGCGCGGCCGTCGGCGCGGCCGTCACCGCGACCATCGCGGCGATCGGGGAGGCCGTCCGGCGCTGGCGCCGCAAGCGCAGCCCCCGCGCCGAACAGGCCGACGTCGCCGCCTCGATCTCCACCGCCTTCCAGCGCCTGGTGGACGAGCTGCAGAAGGACAACGCCCGCCACCTGTCCCAGATCAAGGAGCTGCGCACCGAGGCGACCCGCACCCAGGGCCAGCTCGCCCGCCTGAAGGGCTTCGCCATGGAGATGTTCCGCCACGTCGACGCCCTGGAGGCGCAGCTGCGTGAACTAGGCATCACCCCCAAGCCCCGGCCGGAGCTTCCGGCGGAGCTGAGCGGCTGACCCAGGCCAAAACCCGATTCCGATTAATCAGCGCCCCTCGGCTCCGGCCGGGGGCGTTTTGCGTTTCAGGGTCCCGCGTTAGTTGCTAGGATCCTCAGACCGTGCAGCACGGACCGGCGGTGGCGTAGACTGCCGGTTTCGTGTCGGCCTCTGCTGATCGGGTAGCGCGGGGCGATGGGCGGCGGGCATTGGGTTAGGTCGGACCGACGGGTTTGGCGGATCCTGGACGTCGCCGCCTATGAGCAGTTTCTTGGCCAGGACGCCCTGAGCGCCGAGGAGCGAGGTCCGGCAATTCACCGCTCCCCGAACGGATGCTTCCCGTACTTGCGCATCAGATCGTCGAAGGCTTCGCCCATCAGGGCCTGCAGATTGGTCTCCTGCTCAAGCGCCAGGATGTGCAGCTCCCGGCTCACCAGGGGCGAGAAATAGCCGCTGACGGCCTTCTTGCCGGCCCTCCCGATCCCCTTGGATGTGCCGGCCGCTTCGGCCGCCGGCGGCGTCTCCACCGACGCGATCGGTGACACACGCGCCGATCTCAGTCCCGCGAACTTGCTCACGCCGCGCGCTCCCTGTTCGCACGTGAAGGTGTCCGCATGTTCACCTGTTCACAGGTCCACGCCCAGAGCGCGGCGACCTCGGCCGCCGCCTTGCTGTCGGGCTCGACCTCCTGGGCGGTGCGGCCGTCCGCCGTGCTGTGATGATAGAGGGCGCGCATGGTCAGCATCACCGGCGCGACGCGCAGGCCCAGGCCCGCGACGTCCGCCGTTCCCTCGATCAGCTCCCGCGCTTCGCGATAGATATTGGGCGCCCGCTGCGGACCGCCCAGGAAGATGACGAAGGCAGGCTTGCCCGTGGCGGCCACCAGGCCGGCCGTGGTCTCGATCGCGGCCAGGTCAAACGCCTGGGGCCGGCAGGGGATCAGAACCAGGTCCGCCGCCTTGCAGGCCTCCCGCGCCATGATGTCGGCGTGGGGTGGCGTGTCGATGATGGCCAGGTTGGCCCCCAGGCCCGCGGCCTGCTGGAGCTTGCGAGGCAGCAGGGAAGGGGAGGCGCAGTCGATCACCTCGGGCTCCGCCCCGCCGCGCCACAGGGCCCAGTGGCTCGCCGTCGCCTGCGGATCGCCGTCAAACACCAGGGCGCTGAGCCCATCCCCCGTGGCCGCCGCCGCCAGATGTATGGCCAGCGTCGTCTTCCCGGCGCCGCCCTTCTGACTGACAATCGCGATTGTGCGCATGTGAACTCCTGAACAGGTGAACGTGTGAACACGTTCACTATGGGTTGGGGTGAGGGGGTCGCGGACAATCATGGGGCTAGGCCGCGAACTCTAGGAGCGGCTCTGTAGGCGGACGATCCAATCGGGTCCCCGCACCCAAGTTTAGAAAACCCGCCAGGTCCCTGACCGGGCGGGTTTTTCGTTTTGAGCTGCGGGTCAAATCATTCGGCCCGGGCGGTTGGGGCTGGACGGGGCATGGGCCGATGCGCCAATGAATCAGCGCGACGAAGCGACCAACAAGCGCCCTTGGGAGATCGCCATGAGCCAAGATCACGTCACCATCCAGGCTGCCGACGGCGCCTGCAATGCCTATGTGCTGACGCCGGAGGGCGCGGGTCCCTGGCCGGGCGTGGTCTTCTTCATGGA